ATAACAATTGCAGAAAATAACAGCATAAAACGCTTTCAGTTAATGAGTTCGGCGACATTAACAATTAATGATTTCTCTGATGGCTATATGTTTTATGGTGATAATGCTAATACAAATATCGTCACGTTGAATGCCGGTGCTAATGTGACGAATTGCGAGTTTAAAAACTTGACTGTTACTGGCACGCTGGACGGTAACAACACATTAAAAGAATGTCAGGTGGGCAATTTAACGTACACCTATGGTTTCTTGTTTCAATGTGCAATATCTGAGGGGATAGCAATTGCGGCGGGTTCTCGGTGTGCTATTTTTGAATGTTATGCTAACCCAACATCAATTGATACTGATCCCATAATTGATATGGGCGGCACAGGCTCATTAACTGCACAGCATTTATCAGGCAATTTCAAAATAATAAATTCAGACGGGACAGGCGATATCTATTTAGGCATGGATGGCGGCGTTATTACTATTGATGGCACGGTGACTGGTGGTGATATATACGTTCATAAAACCGCTGATATTATCGACAATTCAACAGGTACGGCGGTTGTTTATGATTTTACTGATCGAAAAGCGATTGAGACGGTTCCAGCTTCAGTGTGGAGCTATACACAATGACCGCGTGGGAATTATTAACAGCAAGTTCAACAGCCCCGGCAGGATCGACGGCATGGTTGAATTTAAATTCAATAGGAAGTCAGTTAAGAATTGTTGAAGGTAATTTTGTGACTGATTTAATAAATCAAAATATTGTTGTCGAGTTGATGAATAAAGATGTCATTGAAAAAAACCGAAAAATATCTATTGTGAGTGAACAGATGGTAGAAGTTGTGACGCATCTAATTGAGGAAAGTTAATGGCACGTTTTGAAAAATACCAGGGTGAATCGTTAGCATATAAACGGGGGTTAAGGATTGATGGTGTTGATGAAAATTTAGCCACAAACTGGACTTGTAGATTGGTCGTTAAGTTAGTTGCTGATGGTTTAACCGGGACAGCATTAATTGATAAATCAATAACTGAATTAGCTGATACTGATACCCGTTTTGTCATTAGAATCACACCCGCTGAAATGACAGCATTAACGGTGGGGCGATACTTTGTCATCACTGAAATGGTTAATAGTACATCAGGAATCAATGATGAATCACATGATGATTTAGTTGTTAGGCAACAGGGGGCCACATGATAACTATTGAGCCAACGCTTGAACCTGTTTCATTGAGCGAAGTTAAAGCGCATTTAAGAATTGATAGCACTGATGAAGATAGTTTAATCAGTGCGTTAATTGTTGCAGCTAGAACACAAGTTGAGATATTTACAAAAAGGCCGCTAGTCACACAAACGCACACATCATTTTTTAATTATTTAATTTCTGGAACTGAATTATCAGTTAATTTGCAGTCTATTAATTCAGTTAAATATCTTGATATTGCCGGGATTCAGCAAACATTAGCGCCATCAGAATACACCGCTGATATTCACAAGCCAGTCGGCGCAATTTGTGCAACATACGACGCAACATGGCCCACAATCCGCGTGGATATTGATTCAGTAGAAATTGAGTTCATTTGTGGATATGGTGAGCCATCTGATGTTCCACAAGCTATTAAACAAGCTATGTTTTTATTAATCGGTGATATGTTTGAAGTTCGGGAAGCATCTGTTATTGGTGTTGCAATCAATGATACTGGCGCAGTTCGTGCGCTGTTAAATAATTATAAAGTGATGACATTATGAGATCAGGCTTATTGCGTCACCGGGTCATAATTGAAGAGAGGCAAACCGGCAGGGATTCGAGCGGTGCGCCTGTTGATACTTGGAGTCTAGTGACTGAAATCTGGGGGAACTCTCAAATCGTGACAGGTCGTGAACGATGGGCAAATGAACATACAGCGACAACCTACACGGCGGCTATTTCAATTAGAAATAGAACAGATTTAAAAACCGAAATGAGGGTTAAGTTCGGTGCGCGAACGCTAGAAATTCAAGCTATTATTGATCCAACAGGCAGAGGCAAAGAATTAAAACTTTTGTGTGTCGATTATGGCAGTTGAAATTAAAGGACTGAAAGAACTTGAGGCAAAGCTAGTTAAAATGGAAGGTACGGTGGCGCTTAAAACTTTAAGAAAATCTATGATGTCTGCAACATTGCCAACACTAACCGTAATGAAAGCACTCGCGCCACAAGATACAAAACGAGGGGCAGCGGGAAGCAAAAGCCGAAGAAGTAAACATCCAGGCGGCTTGATTAGAACAATTAAAAGAAAATTTATCCCTGAAAAATATGGTCATGCGGCATCAATTGAAATAGGGCCACGCGGTAAAAGGTCATTCTATGCAAAATGGGTTGAATTTGGTACAAAACCACATAGCACAAGTAAAAATGTATTAAGCAAAGGTACTGGGAAATTACATCCTGGAGCAAAACCTAATCCTTTTATTAGGAGAGCATGGAAGAAAACAACCCGCACTGTATTAAAACAATTTAGGATTAAATTTAAAAAAGATTTAGACATGGTGATGAAATGAAAGATATTGACTTATTAAACCGGCTTGAATCTGATGCTGCGATAGTTGCTATTATTGCGGATAGAATATGGACATCTTGGTTACCTGAAAATGCGGTACTTCCTGCAATAACTTGCAATTATGAGAGCGACACGCCAAGCGTTACACTAACCAATGATTTATTACGCAGCCGTGAAAATATAACGGTCAACATTTGGACAGAAAGCAAAACGGATTGCACCACATTAATATCATTAATTACTGCGCGGCTAAATGGCTTTGCTGTGAGGGGATCAATGATTGATTTATCTGAAGAAGAACGCGGGCTTTATCGGTACGCGATAGATTACACAATTTTTTAACTGAGGCAAAAATAATGGCACAAGCAATAGACGCGCAAGGAACCACATTCACTTTTGAAGATGCGGTTCCAGTGGCGCAAGTAATCGGCGGCGTTCAATCTTTCAGCGTCACATCAACAAAACCGGAGCGCGAAATAACCACATTAGCAAGCGCAGCAGTAGAAAGAAAATTAGGCTTGCCAGACAATGGCACGCTAACGTTAGAAGTTTTATATGATCGAACTGATGTCGGTCAAGCGGCGGTTCATGCTGCTGATGTAGCCAATGCGACGCGTGAGTGTGTGATGACATTATCCAGCGGCGAGATTGCCACTTTTAATGCTACACCAAAAACGCCACCCATTGATGGCGCGGCTGATGACGATTTGAAATCATCACTTGAACTTGTTATTTCTGGCGCGGTTGTGTGGACGTAAACATAATTAAAGAGCGCCGGGCCGCATGTGATAAATGCCAACACCTGATAAAACGGGTGATGGTATGCAGAAAATGCGGCTGTTTTTTGAATGTGAAAACTAGAATGGAAACTCAAAGATGCCCGGAGGGAAAATGGCTCAATTAACAAAGGAAGACATTTTAAACGCTGATGATTTAACGCGTAAAAAACTCAATGTTCCCGAGTGGGGCGGTTATGTTTGGATAGCTGTTATGAGTGGAACTGCTAGAGATCGTTTTGAGACATCAGTAATTGGCAAAAATGGCGAGGCCAACACGCAGAACATTCGCGCAAAACTGGCGGCGGCTTCGCTAGTTGATGAAAACGGCGAACTGTTATTTTCTGAGAAAGAAATAATCAAACTGGGTAAAAAGTCAGCCGCCGCGCTAGATTTGATTTATGAAGAAAGCCAAAAACTGAATAGATTGACTGATTCAGATGTTGAGGACTTAGCAAAAAACTAATAGCCCACCCGTTCAAGCGATATACTTTTATAGTTGCTGAACGGTTGGGCATGAGCCGGGGCCAGTTTTTAGCGTGTCATAATAGCATAGAGATTTCTGAATTAATGGCATTTGATAGTTTAAAAGATGATGATTATAGACAAAAATTAGAGTCGAAAACAATGTCTGAAAATGATAGAAATAGTATGATTTTAAAAATGTTTAAAGGTTAAAACATGGCAAATATTAGCAGCTTGACTGTGTCGCTCGGTATTAACAGCGCGGCTTTAATTAAGGGATTAAAAAAAAGTAGGCGCTCGATGAAGCGATGGGCAAAGAATGCCATCAGAAATGTTAAGTCCGTTGTTAAAAGCTTCAGCTTATTAGGTGCTATTTCATTTGCTGGCTTTATTCTGACTATTAATAAATCCAGAGAAGCTATAGATAAATTAGCTAAAAATTCAGCGAAAATAGGAATACCCATTGAGCGGCTGCAACAATTGCGCTTTGCAGCAGAGCAAAGCGGGTTAGGTGTTGATGCTTTCGATAATAGCATGCAAAGAATGGTTAAACGTGTCGGTAAAGCAGCTTCAGGCTTGGGATTAGCTAAGACAGCGATAGAACAATTAGGTTTAGATGCTGAAAAATTGGGTGAATTATCACCGGATGAAATGTTCACTGAGTTAAAAAACGCTATTTTAAAAGTTAATAATGTCGCACAACAAACACAACTATCTGATGCTATTTTCGGCCCCGGTTTTTTAAATGTAGTTAGGGCAAACATTGACGGTTTAAGTAAAGAATATGATGCGCTTGGAATAGGAATCACAGCTAATCAAGCAAAAGCAGTGGAGGCGTTTAGTGATTCAAAAAACAAAATCGATAAAATATTTAGTGGCTTTGCAAATAATCTAACAGCTGAATTATCACCATTATTCACTTTTGTTAATAATGAAATTCAAGCTTTAATAAAAAACGGCGGTGGCGTTAAACAATTCGCCATTGATTTTGCTAATTCTATTATTGATGGCGTGGTTAAAGCTATTGATGGATTTAGGGAATTAGTGCAGATGTTCAGAAATTTTAAATTATTCATAATAAATACTGATATAGCCGCAACAAATTTTATGAATACTTTGCGGAGTTTTAGCCCTGGCTATTGGTTGGATATAAAGCGAAATGTAAAAGAACACATGGCAGCAATTGATAAATTAACTAAGGAAAAGTTATTACTTGAAATTGATTTGTCGACCAGTTCTGATTTGCAAAAAGATGTAGATGATTTTGCGGCAAGGATGCAAAAAACGATTGGAAGCGGAGCGACCCCGGATGGCGGCATCACTGCTGATATGCCACATGCTGAACAGATAAAACTCGCGATGCATAAAGGGTCTGCGATGAAATCTGAAGAAATCGCGAAAAAACAATTAACGGAGCAAATCAAAACATCAACGGCGGTTCGTGAATTAGTTGATGTTTCAAAAGTTAAAAAGGCTGAAGGTGAAAAAATAGCAGATTTCACATCAAGCAGAAAGCCATTTTTTGAGGCAAGCGGCATAGCTACAGCGGGGCCATTTAAAGAGGGTATCAATAGTTTTTCAAGCGCGACACATCCAGGCGCAAGGGAAGGCGCTGCAAAAGAATTAAAACGGATTGCTGATTTACAATTAGTAGAACAACGAAAAACCGCTTCAGCGGTATCAAGGCTTGCTGAACAGTCAGCAGAAAAACCGCAAAGTTTAGGCCAATTAACAATTAACATGATTACTGATACGGGTAAAATCGCGGGTGAAATATTTGGCGAACCTGTATTTTTAAGAAATTTAAAATCATTCGTGGATAGACAAACAAACAACGCCACACGACAAGCAGCAGGGGGCTAA